GGTGACATGCGTGTTCTTACATGGGATAGGATTGACTTTGAAAAGTGTAGGGTTACAATCCTACAGTCGAAGCGTAATGCACAGGTTGAATTACCTATTGATGATGGCTTGTACGACATGCTAGTACAACAGGAGCAGGACTTTGGCTTTCAGCCCTATGTTGCACCCCGTCCAGAGCCACAGAAGGGTGCATACATTCCATACTCAATATATAAGCTACCCCTGTACGCACGTAAGCTAATGGACGATGCTGGACTATCTAATGACCTACGACTATCTGACTTACGACGCACAGGTACAACAGAGATGGTAGAGGCTGGTGTTAGTATTGGACAAATCATGTCGGTTACAGGACATGCTAATCCACAATCAGTAAAGCCTTACCTAAAAAATACATATCGAAGTGCAGAAAGTGCCTTGACAGCACGAAAGAATACATGATATAAGCATTCAACTGCCGCAACAAACTATATATATAGTTATATATAGTAATATAATATATATTATTTATTTATTTTATTTATATATTCTTCTTGTTATATTATAAATTATAGTGTATAATAGTATCATGGAAAATATAGAAACAACATACTTAGACCCTTTTATAAACTTACATGGTCTTCTTACAGAAAAAGTTAATCAAGAATCTAATAATGATTTCATTACCTTTGTCAGAAAGATTGCCCCCATGCTGGTTTCAGATTGGAAAATGGGTCGTCATATTGAACTCATCTCTGATAAACTAAAAGATCTGGAAGAAGGAAAGTTAAAACGCCTTATGGTCTTCCTACCACCCCGTTCTTCCAAATCAGTTATATGTTCAAAGCTGTTTCCTGCATGGTATATAGGTAAAAACCCTGAACATGAGATACTAACTGTATCCCATAGTGACCAATTAAGTAGTGATTTTGGCAGATCTGTCAGAGATATAGTCAATACAGAAGATTTTCAGAAAATATTTAGAGGTGTAGCTCTGAGAAGTGATGTCAGAGCAGCAGGAAAGTGGAAAACTAATCAGGGAGGGACGTATTATGCGGCTGGTGTACGTTCTCAAATAGCTGGACGAGGGGCGCATATAGCTATATTGGACGATGTTATGTCTGAAGAAGATTCTATATCTGAAGCAGGAAGGCGTTATATAAAAGAATGGTATCCTGCTGGACTGAGAACACGTATTATGCCCAATGGGGCTATTGTTATTATCAATACACGTTATCATTACGATGATTTATGCGGCTGGCTGCTTAAACAACAGGAAAATATGTCGGAATTTGAGACAATCCCTTGGGAAGTTATAAGAATACCTGCATGGCTGGATGAAAAATCTTCTAAGCTCCTGGGACTCCCGGAAGGAACCAGCTATTTCCCCGAATGGAAGTCGGATGAAGTCCTGCAAATGGATGAAAATGAAATAAAAGCCAGTAATGGAAGCCGATACTGGAATGCTTTGTTTATGCAAGACCCAACACCTGAAGAAGGAGGTTTAATTAAAAAAAGGTGGTTACAACATTGGGAAGATAGTGAGCCTCCTGCCTGTGATTTTATTGTACAGACCTATGATACGGCTTTTTCCACCCGAACAACAGCCGATTACAGTGTTATCCAAACATGGGGTATATTTTACATGTATAACCAGGATAGTAAAGGTGAAGAAGACTTTGCCCCACACCTTATTCTTTTAGGTAACATACGAGGACGATTTGAGTACCCCGAACTTAGAAAACTGGCACAGAAACTTTACAATCAGAATAAACCAGATGTCTGTATGATAGAGAAAAAAGCCAGTGGACAATCTTTAATACAAGATCTAAGAAGGGCTGGTCTGCCTGTACTGGAGTATAACCCGGATAGAGATAAAGTAGCCAGAGTTTATGCAGCTTCTCCTATTATAGAAGCAGGTCGGTTATGGATACCTACAAACAAAAAATGGTCTGATGAACTTATAGAAGAACTAATACGTTTTCCCAATGCGGCTCATGATGATCAGGTTGATGCTATGACAATGGCTATTCATTATATGAAAGAATCCTGGCATCTAACACATCCTGATGATCCTGAGTGGGATGAAGAAATAAAGGATAAGAAAAAGACATATTGGACATTTTAACTTGGGATATAGCCAAAAGTGTGTTATAATAATAGAAGATTAAAAGGGGAATACTGTGGCTTTACTGTCTAACACTGCTAAATTAGCGTTTAAACTAGCAAAAAGTATTGGAGATGATACTATAGTACCCGCTGCTCGTACTATTCAGAAGTCAGATCAAGGAGTAAGTACTCTTCAAGCCTTAACAAAAACGGAGGGTATGGGAGGTTCGTTATCGAATGTCGATAAAGCATTAGAAAATATTAGAAAAACAGGCTCTAAAGCTTCAAAACCATATAAAAGCGATGCTCTTGCAGAAGCTGCCCAAAAATTAGATAGAGGTGATATAACACTAAAAGAGTTTATTAAATTAAGAGATGTAGAAAAACCCTTAAATGTTTATGGTACTGTTCCGAAAATAGACTCTCCTCTTAAAATAACAGCAGCTATTGGAAAGCAAGCAGAGAAAAAAGGTATTATTGGTTTAAATAGATTTTTAGAGGAAGGTCAAGAAGTAACCTCACGTTTTGATATTAATGCTTATCGAAATTATAATACTTATGTGGCTACTATCCAAAAAGTAAAGGACGGAAAGGCAGGGAATGTTTTCGGTTATTCTCCAACGGCTATCTTAAAAAATGTTACATTTCAATTTAATCCTGAGAAAGCTTTTAGGGTTGCACAAGGAGGGCATAAAAGTCCGTTTGCTACTATGAAAGGTAAATGGCAACATAAAACTCCACCAGAAGCTCAGGAGTATTCTCAAGCATTAATGAATAATAATAAAGTTAATAAACTAGGGGAAACTTCTAAGGAGTGGTCTGAAGTAGGTTTTGATCCTTCTGCTAGAATGTCTTTTTATAATAGGGCAACAGGAGATCCTATATTTAAAGCTGATGAGGTAATACAAGTAGGTCCAATGTTACTTGCAAAAGGAATAAAAAAAGCGACAAAGGAACAATTAAAAAAATTAAAAGTTATAACAAAATCTGGTAAAGAGGTAGGTTATAAACACGGTGGTTCTCTTATAGAACGTAATCTTTATAATTATGAACCAAGAACAATATAGAATTTAATAAGGGGAATAAAATGGCAGGTTTATCAGACTTACAGAAAACAACAAATATTAAAGGAACACCTCATAGACTTGCATGGGTTAATCCTGAAGAAGAAGTTTTAATGAAAAATATGGGCGGTTCTGGTAGAATGCGTAAAGGTTTTCCTTCTTATGATATTGAGGATGATAATGATAATGATGAAGAGAATGAAGCTCCAAATCCTGGAACTCAAACAAGTACCTCGGAAGGAAAAACTGATGGCAAAGGTGATGGTACTAATGACGACGGCGATAGCGAGAGTAATGGAAAGGAAGGGCTTACCAATGAACAAAAAGCAGATGCTCTAGGACTTGCCGGCGACCAAAGACAAGATTTTCTAGATCTTCTAGAAAAACCTGAAAAAAAAGATCCTGACTTAGAAGCTTTATCTGAAGCTGAAGAGGCAATAGGAGGTGGTACGATTAAAGCAGATCCAGCCGCTGCTGATCCTTACGGTCTTAGTTTAGGAGATGAAACTGCCAATAAAGTTATAGATGATTTAACAGCAGCAGGAAAAAAACCAACCCCAACTGAGGAAATGAATATAAGAGAAGCTATTAGAGATGCCAGAGCATCAGGTTCCTATTTTGAAGAAGAATTAGAAAAAATAGGAAGAGCAAATGTGGAAGCATTAGGACAAAGAGGTGGTTATTGGGACCCTTATGCTATAAGTGGTGTAGGTTACAGAGATTTAGATACGGGCTTAACGGGTATGCGGGAAGGTTTTTCTGACTTATATAAAATGACAGGACTAGATAAACTAGGTTTAGGTAGTATAGCTGGTGGCTTATTATCAGCACTTTTTTCTCCAGAAAAAGAAAAAGAAAAAAGTAAAGTAGAAATACCCACAGAAGCTTTATTGGAGATACGAGAACAGGAAAAAGCAGCAGACAGAGCTATAAAACAAAAGGAAGATAGAGATCGTAGGGCTGTAGCAACAGGTTTAGGAGAAGCTGATTATTATGAGTATTATGATGATAAACTAAGCGATGTAGGAACACAAGCAGAACAACTAGATTCTGATCTTAGTCCTACTTCAGCACAAAAAGAAAATATACAAGCAGAACAACAAGATTTTGATCATAGTCCTACTTTAGTACAAAAAGAAATAGATGATTATATAGCTGAAAAAGATAGAGGTCGTAGAGGGGAAGATATAACAGGTGCAGAATTAAGAGGTCTACCAGCAGTAGTAGATAAAGCAGAAAGAGATTATGCAGATTATATCTCAAATAAAAGAGAAAGAGATTATGTAGAAAAAATAGATAAATTAGCTACTGCTGATCAGGCAAGAACCGATACTCTTGAAGAAGTAACAAAGCGGCAAGATGCACTTAAAATGAAAGCAACTAATAATCTTTTTGATGCTGTCATAGAAGGAAGGAATCCTACTGAAGCATTTAATGATCTTAGAGAAAGAGGAGTTTCTCGTTCTAAAGCTATAGGACTTTTAGAAGATGCTAAAAGAGCAGCAAGAGAATGGGAAGGTATCCAACAATATCAGAGAGATAAGTATGGAAAAAGAGCCGAAGAAGTAGCAGAAACACCTTATTTTGATGCACCCCCTGCTATAAAGGCTCTTCCCATTGAAGAAAAAAGAGCTAAGTTAGAAGAACTAACAAGTAAATTTGCTTATCAAAATAGACTACAAAAGAATGAAGGTTTTAATCCAAAAGCCTATAAAGATGTATCTCAAGTAGATATAATCAAAGGGGTTGACACTAAAGCTGTAGCTATAGGAAGTGGTATTCAATTAAAAACTCCTGAAGGAAAGATAAATGAAGAAAATGTTCGAGCTTTAGAAAATGCATGGGAAACTGTATTTGGAGATAAAAAAGCTTTTAACTTACAATCTATACTAGATGGACAGCCTGTTCCTGAAGAAGTTCTTAATATAGCTTTTGATAGAATTACAAGTGCTCATTTTGATGCTGTAAAATCTTATCTAAATAAACACAAGCTATCTCCTGAAGAAAAAAAGGTTGCTCAAGAAGCTTTGGCAACATTAAGAGCAAGAGGAGGTCCAGGTCTTTTAGATAAAATGCCGAAGACAGTTGACGCAATACAACGAGGAGATTTTAAAAGAGCATCAGAAGAGGTTGCTAGAAATAAAGCAGGTACAGGCCTCTCTTTAATAGCTCGACAAAGCCCTTCTAGAATGGCAAACTTTCAAAAGTGGTTAGAAGATTACGCAAAGTTCTTTGAGAAACAATCACTAAAAGGTGGCGGAAGAATAGATACAACCCTTCCTGTTTTAATTAAACGTGCCACAAGTGGTAGGGTTCAATACACTCCTCATGACGCTCCAAGAATTAATCCCTATCAGCTAATAAAGGATCGAATGAAAGATAGAGTTTTATGGGAACATAGAAAGGAACAAAGAGAAAAGGCAGGAAGAGAAAGAGAAAAAGATGATCCTTATTATGTTTCCTCTCCCGAACCCGAAGAAGAAATTGAATCTAGAGATCCTTTTCATAAAATTCGAGAAGGGTTAAAGAGACAGATCATTAGAGAGTATGAAGAAAAGCAAGGAGAACAGGACTATCAAGCACGTTATGATGCAGATATGGGTCTACGCCCAGGCCCTGGACAGGCTGACGCTCCTATTCCTCGTGATGATCCAAACTATCCTTGGTATGATCCTAATAAAAAAGAACCTTCTGCTTTAGATCCAGAACCCGAAGAAGAAAAGACATTAATGGAAAAATACTTTAAAAAATTTCCAACCCCTAAAAGAACATTAAGGGAATCGAATGTTTACCTAGCAGAGTTAATGAAAAATCTAAGACCAAACTTAACTGAAGAGCAAATTCATAAAGGCTTTGGATATTTACCTCCAGATCCTTTACCAGAACCAGAAACTGAACCTGTAATTCCATTACCAGACCCAAGAAAGCCAGTTATATATGCTGATCAAGGTTTAAGTTCAATGCCAGAAGGAATAGAAAATGTCTGAAGAAAATAAATGCCAAAATCCAGACTGTAAATGCGATCCTTGTACATGTACAGATTGTACAGAATATTGCAAATGTACCCAAGAGGATAATACTTAATGGCAACAGAGCGTAATCCTTTTGAACAGATACTTACAGAGGAAACAAATGTTGTTCCTATGATACCTGAACCTATGCCTAATGAACCTACTTTTGAAGTAGATCCTACAGACGGTGGGGTTATGGTAGATTTTGGTGGAGAACCTAATATAGAAATGGAAGCTTCAAAGGAAGTTACAGAATGGTATGGAGACTTATCCGAGACATTGGAAGATGAAGATCTAGCTTCTATAGCTACAGATGTTATAGATAATTTTAATGCTGATAAAGATTCCAGAGCCGAATGGGAGTCCATGTTTGAAAGAGGCTTTGATTTACTCGGATTAAAACTGGAGGAAGGATCAGAACCTTTTGAAGGTGCTTGTACAGCCGTACATCCTTTGTTAATAGAGTCAGCAGTAAAATTCCAATCCAAGGCTTCACAAGAACTGTTTCCTTCCTCTGGACCAGTAAAGGCAAACATACTGGGTAAGGCGACACCTCAGAAGGAACTCCAAGCTAACCGAGTTCAGAACTTTATGAATTATCAACTTACTGAGCAGATGCCTGAATACTTTGATGAATTTGAAAGAATGTTATTTCACCTTCCACTAATAGGATCGGCTTTTAAAAAGATATATTATAATTCGACTTTGAAAAGACCTTCTTCAGAATTTATACCTATAGATCAGTTCTATGTATCTTACTATGCAACTGATCTGAGGAATGCTGATAGATATACACATGTTATTCATAAAAGCCCTGTAGATATTAGTCATGATATGGCAGCAGGTGTTTATAAAGATATGGAATTACCTACACCTTCACCAACAGGAATAACATCCTTTGCTGAAAAGATGGATACAATTATTGGATTATCTCCTTCTTATGATAATGATCCACAATATGTTTTACTGGAACAACACTGTTATCTTGATATAGAAGATTCAGATGTTGCCTTACCATATATTGTAACAGTAGAAGAACAATCAAAAACAATTTTAAGTATTCGTAGAAATTACGACCTGAATGATCCAAACAAAGAGAAGCGAAGTCATTTCGTGCACTACAGGTTTGTACCGGGTTTTGGTTTCTATGGATTGGGCCTTATACATTTCTTGGGCAACCTCACCATGAGCGCAACTGCCGCTATGCGTTCCCTCATTGATGCGGGACAGTTCGCCAATTTGCCAGGAGGTTTTAAGGCCAAGGGAGTAAGGATGGTTGGCGATAACGATCCTATAGCTCCCGGCGAGTTCAAGGAGGTTGAAGCAACTGGGATAGATTTATCTAGGGCTATAGTTCCCCTGCCCTATAAAGAGCCTTCCTCAACGCTCTTTCAGATGCTGAATTTCGTAGCTGCTGCTGGTCAGAAGTTTGCGGATAGCACAGAACAGATTGTATCTGATGCTGCCTCCTATGGACCCGTTGGAACAACAATGGCTTTACTGGAAGCTTCTAGTAAGTTTTTCACAGCCATACATAAACGGTTACATAAATCTCAAAGAGATGAGTTTAGAATACTAGCCAAGATAGATTACGATTATCTCCCTAGTGAATATCCTTATGAAGTTCCCTTTGAAGATAGAAATATTTTTAAACAGGATTTTGATGGTCGAGTAGATATTATTCCTGTCTCTGATCCTAATATTCCTTCTAATGCTCATCGTATGATGCTGGCAAATATGGCTCTGCAAATGGCACAACAATCTCCACCTGGAATGTTTAACTTGGAGGAACTGAATAGAACAATTCTTCATGCAGCCAATATGCCAAATCTTGAACAGATACTACCTCCCAAGGTTGAACCCCAACCAATGGACCCTGTATCAGATATCATGGCAGCAACAAAAGGTATTCCCATAGCCGCTTTTCCAGGACAGAACCATGATGCCCATATTCAAACTAAGATGGCTTATCTCCAAGATCCTAAAAATGGAGCTAATCCTATTATGCAAAAAATAATACCTATACTTGAAGCAAACATACAAGAACATTCTGTAATGAAATATCAAGAACAAATGAATGGTATGGCACAACAAATACTTCAGCAAGTTCCTCCCGAACAGGCACAAAATCCAGCTATGGCTGAAAAGGCAATGGCAGACGCAGCCCAACAGGTATTACAGGCTAATCAGCAAGGGCCGCAACCCACACCAGAACAGCAACTGGTACAGTTAGAACAACAGAAGGTTGAATTACAACAACAGAAATTACAGTCTGATACAGCTATTCAAGCGGCTGAAATGGAACTCAAGAATAAAAAACTTGAACTGGAAGAGAACGAACAAATTCTTGATATTATGAAATCTGGGGCTACTGATAACTTTAAAAAGGAAAAGGCAGAGGCAGATAGAGAGTCTAAGAAAGAAATTAAGGTCTTGGATATTCTTACTAAGCTTGGTATTGAAAAAGAAAAAATGAGTTTTAAAGATGAGAACGAAAGATTAAAAATATTACAAGATCTTATTATCGAAAGTCAAAAGAATAAAAAAGATAAAGAAATGATGGGGCTTAATACACTGGCAAAACTTGCCATAGAACAATTAAAGAAGGAGAAGTCAAATGATGAAGAAGGGTAAAGGATATCCTGAACATAATACAACTGTTAAAGGTGTTTCTAAAGGTTATCCAACACACTTGCCTGGAAAGCCTAAACAAACTTTTGGAGATTCAATGAAACTATCAGAAGATAAATGGGGCAAAAATTCAGATAAAGGTGTTTTTAATGAATGGAAACCTAGTACTTCCTATGAATGGCCTAGTCCTAAAAAAGGATCTCGTAAAAGTAAAATGTAATGGAGATATGGGACGAAGTTATACAGGAATTTAATGAAGAAATTAATAAACTAAGAATTTCTTTAGGTGATGGTTCCGCTGAAGACTATGCCCATTATCGACAGATGGTAGGTTCTATTTCAAGTTTGGAATGGGCAAGGAATAATTTAACAGATATCGTTAAAAAACGATTTTATCATGAGGAGTAATATGCAACAAGTACAACTAGGTAAAGCTTTAAAGAATGATGAATGGATGTCAAGTGAAATTGAAGTTGATGATCCAGTTATGTTACCAGAGTTACCAGGCTTTCATGTTCTGGTTAGACCCGTATCTATAAAAAGTAAAACAAAAGGTGGTATTTTTATACCTGATTCAACTAAGGATGATATGTCTTATCTGACAACAGTAGGTAAGGTTATTGCCTTGGGAGATCTGGCTTATAAGGATACTGATAAGTTTCCCAACGGAGCATGGTGTCAAGTTGGAGATCATGTCTGCTATGGAAAACATGCAGGAACTAAATTATTTTATCAGGGAGTAAGACTTATTCTACTTTTTGATGATCAGATTGTGATGAAAGTAGCTGATCCAAAAGACCTAGATCCTACATTTAATCTAGGAAAAGGTTCAGCATAATTTGGGAAACGACTAAAAGTATGTTATAATAGTATTACGTAAAGCGTTTGTCTCGTAAGCAACGGAGGAAAAAATGGCCGAGAATGAAGAATGGAACACAGTAGAAGTTCCAGAAAAAATTGAATATGAAGTCGAAGATAATACAACTACCCCTGATACTGAAGAGCCAGAAGTTAAGTCTTCTTCAGAAGAAAAAGATCCCGAAGAACTGGATGGTATTCAAACAAAAGGAGCACAAAAAAGAATTAGACAGTTAGTACATCAAAGAAAAGAGCGTGATGAACAGATTAATGCTCTTGTACGACAGAATGAAGAACTAGTTGGTAGGCTAGGTCAAAAAAATCAAGAAGTTAAAGAAATAAATAAACTAACTCTTGATTCTTCAGAGAGACAACTAACTGATAAAATAGAGCTTGCTCGTGGAGCCTATCTTGAAGCTTTTGAAGAAGGTGATAATCAAAAGGTTTTAAAAGCACAGGAGATGTTAAACGAGGCACAAGCTGATTTAAGGGCTGTAAGTTCTGCAAAATTTGATTACATACAACAAGAGGAAAAACAACAAAAAAGACCAAGACCTAGACAGGCTCCTCAACAGCCAGCACATTCACCAGATCCTAAAGCAGAAGAATGGGCATCAACAAATGAATGGTTTGGTAAAGATAATGTAATGACAGCAGCCGCATTAGCTATAGATGCAGAACTAAAGGGAGAAGGATATGATCCTAATGATAAAGACTTCTATCAGGAAGTTGACAGCAGAATCAAAAAAGCTTTTCCGCAAAGGTTTGGAGAAGCTGAAGAGCGTAGGCAGGAAAATACGTCAATGCCTGCTCAAGTGGTGTCGGGGAGTTCTCGCTCCTCTCCGAGTTCTAAAGGCAAAGTTAAACTTTCGCAAGAAGATGTAAGACTTGCTCAGAAATGGAATATACCTCTTGAAACGTATGCTTCTGAAAAGCTGAAGGTTAATAAAGCCGAAGGCGATTATACAGATGTTTATACAAATTAGCGTGGGAGAAATATTATGAATACACGAAATGAATCACGTAGTACTGAAATAAGGGAAAAGAATACAAGAGAAGAAGAATGGACTTTTGAAGAGCCAGACGCTCTGAATATACCAGAACTTGTGAAAGCAAGATTTGATAATGAAGGAATGTCTCTTCGTTGGCTACGAATATTACTCAAAGGTCAGGATGACATCACAAATGTTGGTAAGAAACAACAGGAAGGATGGGTCTTCGTTACTCCTGATGAGGTTCCTGAAATGGCAGTCACTTCCTTCGTGAGGGAAGAAGGTCGTTATCTTGGTGCAGTCTGTCGTGGAGATTTAGCTTTGGCAAAGATGCCAACAGGCAAGGTAAAGGCTAGGAAAAGGTTTTATGAGAAAAAGGCCAATGATATGATGGATGCAGTTAATGCACAGTTGATGAAAAGCTCTGACTCTCGTATGCCTATAACGAACTCAAGTAAATCCGTAACAACAAGAGGAAGACAACCTTCTTTTCAGGATTAGTCTTTTCTC